ATAGTGAGTATGATATAGCGGATATTACAATTGCTATGGAAAAAATAGAAATATTAGAGTAATTCGCAATATGTAGAAAGTCAGAATAAAAGTGAGGTAAAAATATGCTTAATAAGAAAGGAGTAAAACATAACTAAATCCTGGTAGACCAGGTTATATAATAAGTGTTTATTGACGTTTATATGTAAAGTAATACGGATGCTCCCCAAGGAGTGCTAAATTGCTTCCACTAGCAAGGAATTAACTATGTTAGTGGTAGTTATGAAATATATTGTATGTTTTTCAGGAGGACATTCTTCAGCCTTATGTGCTATAGAATGTGTTAGAAAAGTTGGCAAAGAAAATGTAATACTACTTAATCACAATATTAGTGAGGAAGTAGAGGACAATGACATAAAAAGATTTAAAAATGAAGTTGCAAAATATTTAGGAATAGATATAACTTATGCAAATATGGAAGGTTGGGAAAATAAAACACCATTAAGGGTATGTAAAGAGCTTGGAGGATTTAAGTTTGGTAATGGTCCAGTACTTTGTACTTATAACTTAAAAACTAAGCCATTTCATAAGTGGTTAAAAGATAATTACCCAGTAGCTCCAGGAGAAGTAAGAGAAGATATAACTTTAATATATGGATTTGATAAGAAAGAAACTAACAGAATCCAAAGAAGAATTGGAGTTATGATAAACCAAGGATATAAAACAGATTTTCCATTGGCTTTTTGGAATAGAACAATACAATCTACAGAGGAATTAGGAATTAAAAGACCTAATGTATATGAACTATTTAGACATGCTAATTGTAAAGGCTGCTTAAAGGCAGGTAAGCAACAATGGTATTTAACTTATTGTTTATATCCTAAGTTGTGGGAAGAAGCCAAAGAAACCGAAAAGGCTATTGGTTACAGTATTTTAAAAGATTTATTTTTAGAAGAGTTAGAACCTAAATTTGCATCTATGAGGTGTAAAGGTATAGTTCCAACAGAAAAAATAGGAAGTCAAAGATTTTGGTCAATGGTAAATAAATCATTACCAGAAATAGATGGTCAAATGAGTTTTCTACCTTGTGAATGTGCATTGTAGAAACTTCACAATACTAAAATATGAAAGGGTGCTATAAATGAGTAAATGTAATTTTGAATGTGAATGTCCAGGAGCAGGAAAGTGTTGTTTAGAATGTGATTTGACAAGTATTTGTGAATCAGTATGTCAAATGTTAGATATAGATAAGCCAAGATTAGAACTAGAAAAGATTATGGAAAATTGTGATTGGTATGAAAAGTAATTCACAATACTAATACAGGATGTAGAAAAGGAGAGGTAGAAATGGTTGATTTTATTGGAAAAGTAGTAAAGGTAGACTTTGATAGCAATGAATATGTTGTAATCATGTCTAAAGTTAATAATAAAAATGAATATAACAAAGATTATATTTTAGTTAATTATGATGATTTTAGCAAGTATCTTAAAGAAAATAAGTCAAGTATATATATTATTGATGACATTATTAGCTTATGTGAATTTAGAAGATTTAATTATATAGGAATTAAACCACCATTTATTACAACAGGAAGATATTTTGATATTGATAAATTTATGGCAGCGGAAATTTCAGAAGAAAAATATGAATAAAGTAATATAGCAAATGAATAGGGAGTAGATGCTTACTACACTATTGTCTTGAGTATCTATTCTCAATAAATAATCAATTTCACAAGGGGAGGAATAAATAATGAGCAACCTAAACGAAGAAGTAAGCATTAAATTAGTGGGAAAATTAACATTGTTATTACCTTTTTTAGAACAGAAATTAGATATGCAACTAGAAGTTAAGAGAACTATAGATGAGACTTTGTATAACTACGAAGTACAAAGTAAGTGTACAGATTTAGTTTGCAGCGATATAGAAGAAAAGGCTCAGCTATATCTTGCTTGTAAGAAATTAGAAGGTTTAAGCAATAAGACATTATATAATTACAGACTGTTTCTTAATAAGTTAGATCAGTATTTTACTAAACCATGTTCTACTATAAACACAATGGATTTAAGAATGTTCTTAGCTCTATTGGGTAAAGGCAAGAAAGCAAGTACTGTTAATGGATATATCACTTATTTAAAGAACTTTTTCGGATGGTTGCAATCAGAGGAATATATTTTTAACAATCCAGCTTATAAGTTAAAACAAACAAAGGTGCCAAGAATAATTCAACAACCTTACAAAGCAGAGAATCTTGAAAAATTAAGAGAAGGATGCAAAACAGAACGAGAAAAAGCATTGTTTGAATTATTAGATAGTACAGCTTGTAGAATATCAGAAATAGATAACATTAAGTTAGAGGATATAAACTGGTCCGAGCAGAGCATAAAAGTAACAGGAAAAGGAAGTAAAGAAAGAATAGTTTATTTTTCAACTAAAGCTAAATTGCATATTGAACAGTATATAAATACAAGAAAAGGAGAATCAGACTATTTGTTTATATCACAAAAAGCACCATATCAAGTAATAGGAACTAGAGCTCTACAGTTAATTATTAAAAAGATAAAGAATAGGACGAATGTAACAGAAAGGGTTCATGCGCATAAGTTTAGAAGGACTCAGGCGACTAGATTATTAAATAGTGGAATGAGGATTGAAGGAGTACAAGGTATATTAGGACATACTACTCCAACTACAACTCAGATTTATGCACAACTTTCACAAGAAAATTTGAAAAATGAATATAGAAGATTAGTAGTTTAATGATTTAGGAGGAAAAACAATGGAATATATAAATGACATTAATATAAATCAAGCTGTAATTCATGTTTTGGATAGAAATGCAGCAGAACCAGTTTTAAATGAATTTACTTTAGAATTAACTGAGGAAGTGTACAAGTTCTTATATAAGCATATAGAAAAGTGCTTAAAAGATGATGAGTTAAAATATGCTAAATTCAAACAAGGCACTAGTTTAGTTAAAGAAACAGTTAAGGATTATTTAAATGGAATTGATGATGATTTTATAGGATTATCTAAAAGCTTAGCAAAGCAAATGTTTGCAATCATGCAAATGGATGAAAGCATAGATTCATGTGATTTGATTATAGTCTCTTTAACTACAGATCAAGGACCAATGATTGGAATACTAAAATTGGATTATGTAAAGAACTTTACTCATGAAATTCAATTTATAGATGAAAAAATAGGGGTAGGAATAGTACCACAGATTGCAGGCCTACCAGGGAGTAGTCAAAAAATAGAAAAGGCTGCTTTTATAAAACCATATCGAGAAGATAATCTGTTTAATCTTTATGTCTTAGATAAGAAGAAGAGAACTAAGGAAGATGCAGAATTAAGAATTAATTATTTCGTAGCAGATTATTTATACTCAACACTTATCACTAATGAGAGAGATAATACAAAAAGTTTTATAAATAATTCTGAGACTTGGATAAGAAAAAATGTGCAAAGTGCAGAGGATCAACAAAAAATAAGAGATTCTTTTAAAAATAAAGTTATAGAAGAGGACATTATAAATATAGAAGAAGTTGCAAAAGAAGTATTAAAAGAACCAGGAGCAGCAGACAATTTTAAAGTGTATATGGCTGGAAGTTGTGAAGAAGAATTTGGAGTAGACAAGACTTATGTTGAGAAGAAAGTTAAAAAAGTAAGACTTAATATAGACAGAGAAATAGATTTATATATATCAAACGTAGCCTATAATGACCAGGATAAATTCGATATAGTTCCTAACGGTGATGGAAGTGTGAACATGATAATTAAAAATGTTATGAGCTATATAGAAAAGTAAAAAACTAAATGTGAGAGTATAAAAATGTTACGATACTAGCTTTATATTCTCATATGATAATCAAGTGATAATTTAAGGAGGATTAAAAATGAATAATTTAATGATAAAAGGATTAATAACTGTTGAGGGAATGACTTTTCATGATATTGAAGGTGGATTTGGAGAAAGTAAAAAAGCAATGTTAGCTAAAGAAATTGCTGAAATACACAGGAGAGAAGTTAAAAAGGTAAATGAATTAATAAATAATAATAGAAAAAGATTTAAAGACAATGTGGATATTATAGATTTAAAAACAGGTCTTTCAAAAAGACTTGTTTTAGAAATGGGATTAACTAATGCTCAATACGGGAATGCAAATAATATTTATCTATTATCAGAAAGAGGATATTCAAAACTTTTAAAAATACTAGAAGATGATCTTGCATGGGAGCAATATGAAAAATTAGTTGATGGATATTTCAACATGAGATCAGAAATTCCTAAAATGTCTAAAGAACTTCAAGCTATCTTTATGATAGATGGAAAGCAACAAAAGCTAGAAAATGAAGTAAAGGATCTAAAAGACAATATGCCATTATTCAATATAGACTGCGAAGAACTTCAAAAAGCAGTCAAAAAGAAGGCAGTTAAATGTTTAGGAGGATATAACAGAAAAGCTTATTATGATAAATCATTAAGAGCTAGAGTATTTGGAGATATACAAAGAGAAATAAAAAGACAGTTTGAGGTTAATAGCTATAAAGCAATAAAAAGGAGTCAATTAGAGATAGCCAAGGAAATAGTAGATAAATATGAAGTACCATTTGTTCTTAAAGATGAAATAACATTAGTAAATAATCAAATAGCTATGTAGGAGTTGATATTATGACTGCAAAAGAACTAGCTGCTAAAACAGTAAGAGATATTGCTAAAAGAAGAGAGCGTAAAGAAAATGAATTTCTTGCTTATCAAAAATATCAGACTGAAAAGAAAAAACGTAGATGGAGTGTAAAGAAAGGCGGGTACAAATGGTAAAGAAGAATCCGGGAAAGCTATTTGAAGAAGATTTTAAAAAGTCAGTTCCTGAAGATTGTTGGATATATAGATTTAAAGATGGTACAGCAAATTTTGGCGGAACTAAAAATGAGAATGTAAGATTTCAAGCTCATAATATATGTGACTTCCAGGTAATGACTAATGATTATTTAGTATTATTGGAACTCAAATCTCATGCAGGTGCTAGCATTCCTTTCAACTGTATTAGAAGTAACCAAATAGAAGAAATGTCCAATATCCAGCATCCAAAGATTAAAGCATATTTTATATTTAACTTTAGAGATTATGAAAAAACATATGCAATAAAAGCTAAAGAATTAAAGTTATATATAGATACTGCTGATAGAAGGTCAATACCTTTAGGATGGTGTAAAGCAAATGGAATTGAAATTATAGGAAATAAGAAAAAGGTTAGATATAGATATGAGTTAAAAAGCTTTTTAAAGATACACAAGATTAAAACTTGCAAATAAAAACAGAATTACAAGGCAAGGTACAAGCTCTATTGCAAGTATACATGCCTTAGTAATTCAAAAAGGAGGATAAGATGTTAAATAGTCCTTTTATAACAACAGAAGATTTAAATTCTTTCACAGATCTTATTAATGAAATGGATACATTGAAAGATAATGAATATGCAAGGGCCTATAATCTTCATAAAAAAGCACTAGGTGTATATGATAGATGGTCAAGCATTTTATATGAAGTAAGAAGCAATGAAGGTAAAGGAATACCAAAGAATCCACCACTTAAAGATAGAGTAGGACAAATACTTAAGATGATAGATAATGTTTATGTAAGCTCAAGAATGGTATGGAATAAGTCCAAAGATGATATTAGTGAGGGGAGATATTAATGAAATATTTATTAGGAAGTCATTTCTGGGGAATGGATACAGAAGAAAGTGATAAAGATTACTTGGAATTTGTTTTACCTACTAAAGAAGAAATGTTTTGGGGAAAGTTTAGGAGCACTCAAACTAAAGATGAATATGGAAATGATATAAACATTAAAGATATAAGATTAATGCTTAAAGAAGTTAAAAAAGGCAGCTTAAGAATGTTTGAAATGATGTATGCCCCATTAGCAGATGATGATTGTAATCTTATATTAGAAACAATAAGAAAATATCTTTGGAGTAATAGAGATAAGTTATTTAAAGAACTTAGAATTGAGTTTATGAAAGTGATAATAGGTGAAAGCAGAAGTAGAATAAAATTATTAGAAAAAGATTTTAATGGTAAAGAATTAGCTCATTTACAAAAATTATATTGGTTATTGTATATAACATATAATTATAAAAATCCATTTCACATAATGTTAACAGATACAAATAAACAAACTTTAAAGAAGATAAGATTGAATCCAGATAAAGCATTATTTGAGACATTAAAAGAAGATTTTAAGTTTGGATATTATATAGATTTTGGAGAACCTCTTGAGGAAAAACCTATATTAGAAGAATTAGAAAAATTAATGATTAAAATTGTGGTATAAAAAAGGAGGACTAGCCTATGGAAAAAGAACTATTTCAAAAAACAGAAGGACAGCTTTACCGTTACTATAGATATAAAAAACAAATTAATAAAAAATATAGAAAAGTTGAATCATTAGAGGAACAAATTAAAGCTATAGATAATCAAATGAGAAATGTTCATAATTATATAAGCTTAGATACAATGCCACCAGGAGCAGGATGTGGAGAAAGAGTACAAGCTAGTATTAGTGGAAGCTCCTATATGGAAAAACAAATGGAAAATGAGGTTACTAAATTAGAACAAAGAAAAGTAGAGAAGATAAAGCAAAAGATTAAAACAGAATCTAAGATAATGGAAATGCAATCTTTTATAAGAATTATGGATACTAATATAGAAAGCTTAAGAGAAGAGGATAAAAGATTTATAGAGTATTTCTATGGAGATAATAGAAACATTCCATATATAGCAATGCAACTTAATTTAAGCATTCCTACGTGTTATAGGCACAGAGAAGAATTAGTTGAAAATATTGCTGATTCTATGTGGATGTATAAATAATTTTGGAACACCTGTAGAAATATGGGTGTTCTTATATTGTCTTAAATTGTACTATTTGGTAATATTACATCTGAAGGAGGAATTAGATGGATACAAAATTACAAATTGCAATATATACTGGGATATTTACAATATCAGGTATATTAATTGGTACATTGGGTGGATTTATTCAAAACATATATAATAATAAAATAGAAAAAAACAAATTCAACATGGAAAAAAACTTTGAAAAACAAGAAAAGATTATGAAAAACAAAGAAGAAACATATTTAGAAGCGTTAGAAGTACTTTTAAATATAAGAAAATATTGTGATTATTCAGATTGGGATTATGATATTGCACATGATAAATATCAACATGAATTAGATAATATTAATCAAAAAAGTATGAATGTTTCAGTGAAAATTAGATTGTATGCAACTGATGAAATATTTAACATATATAGTATGTTATCGAAGTATAGTCAATTTACATTTAGTAAAAAAAGATTATTTCAACAAAGTAAAGATCAATATGTTATACAATGCAATATGTTAGCCAAATTAATGAAAGAAGATTTGATGATTAATAATAAAAAATCAATAAATACTATGAATAAAAGAAGCAACAAGAGAAAAAAGTTAATTGATTGGCCAAAAGGATTAAGACAATGGTTAAGATTAATAATAGCTTTTAGTGGAATAATCTCAGGAATTATATTTTTAAATGATATGAATAAATTAGCTACAGCTGCTACTATAATTGGTTTTTTAGGGTATTTATTTGAAAGTCTATTTACAAATATAGAAGAAAGAAAAAAATTGAATGAAGAAAATAAATGATAAGAAAATGAGAAAAATTTGAGAAAAATAATTAAAAATAACCTTTATAATAATAAGTAAGAGGTATCCAGTAAAACTCCCCCCTTGTTTTATAAGATACCTTGGTTATTTTCTCATAAATTCTCATTACCCTTTTATACAATAGTTAAAATACTCTGTATTAACCGAATATCTAAGTTTATACTTGGATGTCTTGTAGGTTGTATGGAGTATTTTTAATATTTAGGAGGAATTTACATTATTTTATATAATTATATTATTATGAATTAAATAATTGAATTTATGAATATAAGTAATGTAATTATATAAAGTTGAAAGGAATGATAAGATATGGCATTTCTCCCATTCCATGAAAATCCGGAAGTAGAGAAGCACATGATATTCTGCTGGGAAAATAAAATTTTAACCACTTTTGAAAAAACAGAAAGAGAAAGTTATAATAAAGCACTGGAAATTTATAAAAAGGAAACTGGTGATGATAATCTTTATATATTAGATGATACTTATGATATTGATGGTTCGTTAAGAACTAATTTAAGTGCATTACATTATAAAGAACGTAAGAATTGTAGTAGATTTTGGGAAATACATGATGTTCTTGAATATAAAGAAATGATTAATAAACATAAAAAAGGTGATAAAATAGAAATGTTTCTGAAACCTACAAATGGGGGTTGTTCGCCAGAAGATCATGAACATATTATTGGAAGATTAATTGATAATAATGAAGAATGTATAAAAATAAAATCAGATAAAAATGATGAGTTGCGGAAAATAAAATATATTGATATTGCACTTATTGATGATGGTCACATAGATATTTAGTTTATAATAGCAAATATTATAGAAAAAGGAGAAGTATTATGAATAATAAGGAGATAGAAATAATTGATTTAACTAATAAACAATATAAAGAATTAATTACAGTACAAAAAAACGAATATAAAAAAGTATTAAAATTTTGTATAGATAATATAAAGGATATAGAGAAAATAAAAGAAATAGAAGGAAATTTAGAAATAATAGATAAAAATATAATAAATCAACTAGAAGATATAGAATTAGATAATGAAAAGTTTATAGAATATCTAAAAAAATAGAATATATTATAATGGAAAGTAATTCTAGAAATAGAGTTCTTTTTGTACAATTAGTTATACAAAGGGGAGCATATTATGAGTGTTAAAAGAAGTAGAACTAAATTTAAAGCAGGAGAAAAGATACAATACCATATTGAATATGGATTGGATGGTATTGATTTTTATATTAGTTATCATGGCGGTGTGTATATTAGATATGTAGATACTAAAGAGTTAAGTGATTATGAAGTATCAAGTAAGCTGTTAGGATTGTTTTACAAGTTATTGGACATGGAAATACCTGCAATTGAAAGACTATTAAAAGTAAAGGTTAGCAGTAATGGCATTACAGATAAAAAAGGAAATAAAATAGATGTAGTATTATTGTAATAAAAAGTATATAGAATTATTTATTGAAGCACCTATGAATTTAGGCGCTTTTTATTATTCAACGAAACAGAAAGAGGTGAGAACAATGAAAGTAAAATGCTATACAAGATGGAAAGGGAAAGAATTAAGATGCTTATGCAAAGTTGGAAATGAAGCATGTGATAGATATAAGAATTGTAATAAAGTAGAAGTAACATTGGATCAATACAAAGGGTGGAAAGAATGTTTTAAGAATAGTGAAAGGAGAAGATAGAATGATAGCTCCATTAGAAAATCCATGTATGAAATGCTGTTTTGGCTGTAAGAAATATAAAACAGTAAAAGAAATGAAAAGTAAGTGTGAAACGTATAAAGAACGTAATAGAATTATTAAAAGAGAATTATATAAATCTAAAAAAGAAAAAAGGTCATAGCTTGTATATAATGACACTACTTGTTATAGGAGTAGCAATAACACATATATTAAATATAATTGAATGTGCCAAGAAAATAAAAAATAATAACGATAAATTAATAAGCTTTGCATCAGCTATTTTAAGTATAGTAGTTGAATGTTTAGCTTATTTTTATTTAGTAACAGTTTACAGCATATGAAAGATGATAATTTGAACAGAGTGAGGTGGTGATAGTGAGATATGGCTAGAGAAAGAAGTCCATTAAGAAATAAGGCAAAGGAATTATATATTAACTCAAAAGGTACTATGAAATTAGTTGATATAGCAGCACAATTAGATATTAAAGACTCGCAGGTGAGAAAGTGGAAATCACAAGATAAATGGGATAATGAATTAGGAACGTCAAAAGGAGCGTTACCAAATAAAAAGGTACAAAGTAAAAGTAACGTTACTAATAAAAAAGTAACTATAAAACAAAATAAAAAAATTATAAAAGAGCCTATTGCAGATGAAATTAAAGAAGTATTAGAAAATACTGAACTTAATGATAAGCAAAGGCTCTTTTGTGTTATATATGCTAAGTGCTTTAATGCTACTAAGGCATATCAAAAGGTATATAAGTGTACTTATGAGACTGCAATGGCTAATGGAAGTAATCTGCTAAGAAACACTAAGATAAAAGAACAGATAGATTCATTAACAGCAATACAGTTTAATAAAGAAGCACTTAAAAGAAGTGTAATACAAAAGTATATAGATATAGCCTTTGCAGATATAGGTGACTATGTTAAATTTGGTAAGAAATACAGAGCAGTATGGACCAAAGATAAAGAAGGAAGAGATGTACCAGTTATAGATCCTAATACAGGAGAACAAAAAATTAAAGAATACAATTATTTAGATTTAAAAGAGAGCTCTTTAGTAGATACAACATTAATTAATGAAGTTGCAGAGGGAAAAGATGGTATTAAGTTTAAATTAGCAGATAAGATGAAGGCTTTAGATTTTTTAACTAAGCATTGCAATCTATTAAGTGATGAAGAAAAGACTAAGTTACAAATTGAAAACATGAGATACCAAAATACTAAGTTACAAGCTGAAACTGAAAAGATAAAAGGAAAAGATAAAGATGAACAAATAAATATAGTAATCAAAAGGAAAGAGCGTGATTAATCATGGACATTGAAAGAGAAATTAATCCACACTTTGAAGATTATATATTTAATTGGGATTATAAGTTTTACTTTTTAGTTGGTGGTTATGGTTCAAGTAAATCATATAATACAGCCTTTAAATTAATACTTAAGTTATTAGAAGAGAAAAGAACAGCATTAGTAGTTAGAGAAGTTTATGACACTATGAGGGATTCATGCTATTCATTACTTGAAGAAATAATAACTGAAATGGAACTTGATGATACTATACAATGTAAAACATCTCCTATGCAAATAAGATTTCCTAATGGAAGTAAGATTATATTTAAAGGTATGGATAAACCAGCAAAATTAAAGTCTATTAATAATGTTTCTATTGTATGGATTGAGGAATGTTCCGAGGTTAAATATGAAGGATTTAAGGAGCTATTAGGTAGATTAAGACACCCAACTTTAAAGTTACACATGATATTAACTACTAATCCAGTATCCAAAAGTAATTGGTGCTATAAGTATTTCTTTATAGATAAAAAAAAGAAATTGTTTGTATTGGATGATAAAGATTTATATAAAAAGAGAATAGTAATTAAAAATAACACATATTATCATCATTCATTAGCAGATGATAATTATTTTTTGCCTAAATCTTATATACTGCAGCTTGATGATTTAAAAACACATGATAAAGATCTATGGAGAGTTGCAAGAAAAGGGCAATTTGGAACTAATGGTAAAAAGGTATTACCTCAATTTGAAAAGAAACCACATTATAAAGTATTGGAAATGATGCATAATACTAAAAAGCTTTTGTATAGGGTTGGAATGGACTTTGGATTTGAAACTTCATACAATGCTGTAGTTAGATTAGCAATAGATGATGATAGTAAAATTCTATATATATATTGGCAGTATTATAAAAATCAAATGACAGATGATAAAACCGCTATAGAACTTGAAGAATTTAAAAAAACTCAGGAAAGAATTAAAGCTGATTCAGCAGAACCTAAAACTATTACTTTCTATAGGCAAGAAGGATTTAATATGTTAGGTGCTAAGAAGTTTAAAGGAAGTAGATTACAAAATACAAAGAAAGTAAAAAGATTTAAAAAAATTATATGTTCTGAAGAATGCACAGATGTAATTGATGAATTAGAGGATTTAACATATGCAGTTGATAAAGATGGAGAAATTATTAAGGATGAATTCAATATAGATCCTCATACATTTAGTGCAATCTGGTATGCATTAGATGGATATGAAGTATCTAATCTTAAAGAACATAATTATGACAATGAAGTATACAAAAAAGGAAAAGGTGTTGTTAAAAACAATGCTAGTGATCCATATGGAAGAAAAGGAGGAACAATATTTTAATGAAACAACAGGCAAAAAGTATAAGAGATACATTACTTAAGCTACCTGATAATGAAATAGCAGAAAGAAAACGTGTCTTTACTGACTATTATTATTACAAAGGTAAATCAATAGATTTAGATAAAGCAAAACAAAATCCAGCATTATATGGTCAAAACTGGCCAATAGATGATAAGGTTGATTATAAGCCTACACAAGATATAAGAAATAAGGTTAAACCTCTTCTTAAGAAACAAGCTAGATGGATGTTTGGTAAGAAACCAACAATGATATTTAAAGCTGATGATTTAAAAGATAAAGAAAAATGTGAAGATTTAAGAAAGTTTATAGAAGATGTATTTGAAAATAATAGCTTCTGGAATAATACTAGAAAAGCCTTTTTAGAAACTACTATAAAGAAAAGAGCATTGCTTAGAGTAGAAGCTAATCCAGGACAACCAGTAGTAATTAAATATGAAAGCATAGAGAACTTCTTTTATAAAGAGAAGAATGGGAAATTATTAAAAGCTATCTTCTTTGAAGAAGATGAAATGAATGTGTATAGAGAAGACGATAAAGATAAAATATACTATCTTCATACTTATTACTATAAAGTTGATGAAAATACTAAAGCACTTCAAGCTTGGTATAGAAAAGAAACTTATAAGAATACAGATTTAGTAGAAAAAAATGAGTATGACACAGGATTTTCTACTATCCCATGTTGGCTAATACGTAATGGTGGAGAGCTTAATAATACTTTTGGTGAAAGTGATGTTACTGACTTAAGAGATGCTCAAAATCAGTATAACAGGAGAAATTCAGATTTTGCAGATGCATTGAGATTTCAAATGTTTGGATCTGAAAGCGTTATTGATGGAAAAGAAGAGGATGTAAATAAATTGAATGTTGCACCAGGAGCGTTACATGCTATAAGAACATCAGATGAAGCATTAGCACAAGGAAAACAAGCAACTATTCAAAAGCAAGAATATAATATAGGAAATAGTGAAGCTATGAATTCTTATCTAGATAGAGCAGATAGCGATATGAAAGAAACACTAGACATGCCTAAGATAAGTGATTTAAATAATATACCATCAGCAAAGGCTATGATTTATTTATATAATGACTTAATTGCTCGAATGGAAGAAAAATTCAATGATTGGGAAAAACCTTTGTTGTCTTTAATTAATTTTATTATAGAAGTAGGTTCAGTATGTTATCCAGGATTATTCAATAAAGCTTGGTTACAAATTAAATATACTAAGATTATTAAACAAAATTATCCTATTCCTAACGATATTGATGAAAAGAAAAATTTAGCTATGTCAGAAGTACAAGCTGATGTTAGAAGTAGAAAGTCATATCTTAAAGAATTTTCGGATGAAGAGGATGCTGAAAAAGCTTTTGATGAAATATTAGATGAAAAAGTTCAAATAACTAATACTGAAACAGACCAATTTAATAAAGGGTTAGACGAAAATTTAGATGATATAAACAATAATAGTAGTACTGGTGTTTAATATGACTAGTTACCAAGAAGCTGTTTTAAAAGCTAGAAAGAAGTTTTTAAAGTTAAATAAAACTCAAGAAAAAGAATTATTAAATTTATACAAACAATTAGCAAATCAATTAAGCTATGATATAGCTACTTGCAGAACCTCTTCTCAAGATGTTTATTTAAGAAAGTTAAATGAAATAGTACAAGTTAATATTAATCAGTTAAACTCTCAATTAAGTGCAATGGTAAAGGATAATATAGAAACTAGCTCTCAAATTGCAAGTGCAGTTGAGAGTTTTTATTATCATCAAATTACAGATGATTCAGTATTATCAACTATGTTTAATAATTCGGTTTTAAATACATCAAGAAAAACTGTAAGTAAGCTTATTCAAGGTGCTTATTATAAAGATGGAAAAACCTTAGACAAAAGATTATGGAATATAACAAGAAAAAGTTCAAAGGATATTGATACTTTAATTAAAGTCAATGTATTAAAAGGTGCTAATGCTAAAGAACTAGCTCAGCAAGTAAATAAGTATGTTAATCCATTAAAAAAACTAGAATTGAAAAATGATGAAGTAGGATTTAGCAAAAATGTATCGTATCAAGCTTCAAGATTAGCTAGGACAAGTATTACTCATAGTTTTAGAGAAACTCAAATTCAACAAGCTATGAATAATCCTTTTAATATAGGCATGAAGTGGGAGTTATCACCTAGTCATGGAATAAGAATGCATGGAAAAACAGATGTATGTGATGATTATGCTGGACAAGACAACTATGGATTAGGAACTGGTGTATTTCCTGCTAATAAAATGCCTGTGGGACACCCACAGTGCTTATGCATAACATATGAAGTCAATACTGACATTAAGTCAGCTATGCAAGAAATAAAGGCATGGAGCAATGGTGAAAGTAATTCTAAATTAGACAAATGGTATGAAAAAAATAAGTGAAATTGTGATAAGAAAATGAGAAAAACTTGAGAATTTTTACTTAAAATATATGATAAACTAAATATAGTAAGAAATATGATTAAGCGCTTGAAGTAATTCAGGTGCTTTTTTCATGCTTAAAATTGGAGGGTTATTGATGAATGTTAAATGTGAGAATGCAAATTGTAAATATGAATTTGAACCACAAGTGAAAGAACAATATTTAGGTGCTATGATAGGTGAAACTTACTTTGAGTGTCCTAAGTGTGGCGCTAAGTATATTATTTGCTTGGATAATTGTAAGACTAGAAAGCTTAAGATTAAAATTAATAATTTAAAAGCATGGCTATCAAGTGGGAAAGTTGTAATTACTAGAAGGCCTAGAGTTGCAATAGAACTTGAAATGATAATTAATGAACATAAACAGGCTATGAGTAAATTAATGAAAGGAGAATATGAATGGAGATACCAAACAAAATAAGAGTAGGAAGCTTTGATTATGATGTTGAACTTACAGATGAAACATTAGTTTTAAATGCATCACAGTGCTTAGGAATAATAGATTGCGATAAATTAAAAATAAAAGTAGCAAAAAACATTCAAAGCAAGCAAAAACAAGAACAAACATTTCTTCATGAAGTAGTACATGCAATAGTAAAAGAATATAAAGTTGATTTTACAGAAGATGAAGAAACGATAGTTGATAAGGTATCATATGGCTTACACCAAGTAATTAGAGATAATCTACCTAGTACAATTAAAATAGGAGATATTTCAATAACTGATGGTGTTAATATTGATGAATTAGGAGAAAAAGTTGCCGAAAAAATAAAATCAAGCATAGAAAGTTTAAAGAGGTGATCTAATATCTCGTTTAAGTCTAACGTTATAGGCTTATTTTTATTTTAGGAGGAATTGAAAGATGAAAGAATTAAGTACAATTCAAAAAAGAGAGAAATTAAACACTGTTGAAAGAATAGGAAGCGAAGGTCCAGGAGGTGCATATCATGAATATGTAATTAAAAGTAATTCTATGGATAGTCAAGGGAATTATGATGTTTATGAAACTATCAAGTTCCAAAAAGGTGCTAGAAAAGAAGAGAAATCACAACACGGTGTAATAGATTCTGACTTATTAGAAATAGTAAGAGATAGATTAAAGAGTTTTCAAGCTGGACCATTCTCAAGTAGAGAAAATGCTTGTGCTTTAACACATGTTGAAGAAGCTTTAATGTGGATGAATAGAAGGGTAGAGGACAGAATTGAAAGAAATGTATTAGGTACAAATACTAAGTAGTTAAGTCTTAAAAATAAGGCTTTATTTTTTCGCCTTTTTAGCTTAATTGCAGGCACTAAAGAATAATTAAGCATAATACTCTAACGTGGTTCAGTAGCACGTTAAAAACTGTAATTAGAGACTAAGGAGGACTTAAAACATGGCACATATTAAAGACATTATCGGAGAAGAAGCATTTAATGCTCTTTCAGAAGATAAAAGAAAAGAATTAGGGAAAAAAGATTTTGAAGATATAGGTTCAGGTAACTTCATCCCAAAGATTAGATTTGACCAAGTAAATGGCGAAGCTAAGGAATATAAAAAGCAAGTAGGAGAAAGAGATACTCAAATATCTAAACTCAAAGAAGAATACAAGGATGTTGATGGGCTTAAGGAAAAGGTTGAAAAGTTAGAGTTAGATAATAAAATTCAAAAAGAAACTTATGATAAACAGTTATCTGATATTAATTTTAGCAATGCTTTAGAAAAGTCTTTAGGTTCATTCAATGTTAAGGACAAAAAGTTAATCATGGCTCTAATAGACAAAGATAAATTGAAAGTAGATGGTGATTCGGTTATAGGTCTTAAAGAACAAATTGAACCACTTAAAACAAGTCACGATTTTTTATTTGAAAAAGAAATAAAAGGTACAAGTTCATTCGGTACTGGTGGAAGTGCAGGCGGACAAGAACCTACTCATCCAACTAACTTTGCACAACAGCTAGGAAAAGAAAAAGCAGAGTCATTGAAACAAGTAAAAGATATTAGTTCATTTGCAGCTAATTAATTATTAAATTTAAAGGAGGAATGTGTATATGCATCAAAGTTCATATACAATCGGAGCATCACATAAAAAGCTTAGATTAATTGCAGGAGATCACTTTATTACATTGCCTATAAAAATTAAAAAGGCAGATGTAAAAGCATACCTAAATTCAGATGAAGTATTAGAAGCTGGAATATTAATATCAGTTGATGGGAAAGTTGCTGTAACAACATCAGCTAGTGGAGAAACACCAGCTTCAACAACAGCACATGGAATATTATATAAAGATATAAATTTCAAAAACTCCGTATCATCAGATGGAGTAGCAGATAATGCTACTGAAATTGCATCAGTAATGGTTCATGGTGCAGTTTATGAGAGTGCTGTTAAATTAGATAAGACTAATGGGGCAATAGAAAAAGCAGCAATGCCAATGATTATATTTGGTAGATAGAAGGAGGATAAATAATATGGAGTTAAAAGATTTTATAAATTCACAAAATATAGCACTTTATATGAAAGAATTACCAATGGAACCAACACTTGAAAAATCATTATTCCCACCCAAAAAGGTGTTAGGAACAAAACTTGAAAATGCAAAAGGTGCTAAAAAGAAACCAATTGCATTAAGACAAAGTACATTTGATGTAGCTGCTAAAATGAGAAGCTTATCTGCAAAAATTACAGTACAAAGTACAGAAATTCCATTTTTTAAGGAATCAACTGGAATTGATGAAACAACAAGAAGAGAGCTAATTTCTGCTATAGGATGTAACAATGAAAATTTAGTTAAAACAATCTCAGATCAAATTTTTGATGGACAAGTTAACCTTGTAAAAGGTTCTGAAATAATGCCAAAAGCTATGGCAGCACAAGTATTACAGAATGGTGTAATTAACTATTCATCAGATGCTAATGATGGTGATGTGGTAGTTGATTATGGAGTGCCTTCAAATCATAAAGTTGTATTAACATCAACTGATAAATGGACTAATCCTGCAGCTGATATTGTTGGAGATGTAAAGAAGTGGCAAAAAGTATTAACTGATGAAAATTATCCAAAACCAACAACATTAATGCTTACAGAATCAACATTTGATAATACTTTCTTAATAAACACAGTGATAAAAAATCATTTAAATGGAAATGTTATGAATCAAAACAGAATATTATCTCAAAAAGATTACTTACAATTTGCTAAGGAAGTTATGGGATTAACAATTGTATTCTTAGATGATTCGACTTATTACCCATATGAAGAGGCTACACCAGTTCAATATTATGAAAGTAATAAAGTAACTCTTATGAGTGGGACTACATTAGGAAATACAGTTTATGGTGTCACACCTGAAGAATTTGACAAAACTCATGGAAGTGGAAAACTTGATACTACTATGGTAGGTACAGGAACTGCTATTACTACTATGGTAAAAGCAGACCCAGTTACAGTTGATACAAAAGTATCTGTAATGCCTATAGTAAGCTTTGATCGAGCAGATGAGGTATTCTTCGCAACAGTAGGTTAAGTAAGAGTAGTCAATAAGGCTACTCTTTTAATTTTAATTATGAAAGGATGAGTTTATAGTGGCTAAAAGGAATGAAAATAAAGAAACAATAGAAGAAAAACAATACAAAGGAACTGCAAGGCAATGTATCAAGTATGTAGGACAATTTTTAAATATTGGAGATAAATTTTATATAGCTGAAAAAGATGTAGAAGAATTAAAACGATATGCAGATATAGAAGAAATTGAAGCAGCAGAGGTACAAGGAGAAGGACAGGAAGGTGAATAAGAATGGAACTTACACCTTTAGAAACATTAAAAATAAATCTTAATGAAAGCCAATATCCGGTATTCAGTTATGAAGAATTAAATAATCTATTAGCTGTAAATGACAATAATGTTTTAAAAGCTAGTTGGCGTGGTTGCTTAATGAAAGCTAATACAGATAAAAAAATAAAAGTAGGACCTATAGAAATAGAAAATGCTGATCCTGATTATTGGAATAACTTAGCTGCAATATATCAAGCAGATTATTTACAAGAACGGGCTTATTTAACACCAAATAAAACTACAGGATATAAAACATCTATGAGAAGGGCAGATGGTTGCTAGTGGCTAAATTAAAGGCTAAAAAGATTATAGATGTAATTAATAAAGGTATATCAGCCAATCCGACTGAAATAAACATTAAACAAATTAAGAAAAAAGAAGTTGATGGAGCTTTTGAGAAAATTGAAACTGTAAAAAAACTCAATGTTATTATTTATTTAGATGATAATTCAAATAAGGTAGTAATAGATAGTAAAACTCAAGGAACATCATATATCTCTAATAAATACAAAATGTTAGCTGATAAAGATGCAGATATAGAAGCTAATCCTAAAGAAGCTATTAAATTTAAGTGCTTAGAAGGAAATATGAAAATAGAAGCTACTTATCCTATTGTAGTTGAAAATATTGTTTGTGGTTACTTATGTGATCTTGAAAGGTATGATTAAGATGAGTTTTGAAGTTATTAAATTTATTGATAGGAAAAAAGCAGGAATGACCTTATTATGCCAAGTTATAGCTAAAAGTTTAGAAGGTAAGGCTAAAAATAGTGCTAATTGGAAAGATAGAACTGCTAATGCTAGACAGGGTATTAGTTCTGAATCTATAGGAGGAAATGGAGATTATAAAATCTCACTTAATCATGGAGTTAGTTATGGAGAAATTCTAGAAGAAGGAAGTAAACCACATATTATAACACCTAAGAATGGTAAAACTTTGTATTGGAAAGGTGCAGCACATCCAGTTAAAAAAGTTAATCATCCTGGTACGGAAGGTTTTCATACTTTTGAAAATACTTTAGAAGAGAGTAAGGGTGAAGTAATAAATATAATTACTGAGTATTGGAGTGATTAAATGAGACATGGAATAAGGCAGAAACTTTTAGATACAGTTAAAAATTTAAAAGGATGCTATGAACCATCTGTACCTAATAAAGATACATTGAAACCCTATGCAGTAGTTTTACAAGGTTCTGATGATGATAATGGAGAAGTAGTAGGTTTTAAAAGAACTATAGAAATATGGTTATATGAGGATAAGACTACTTTTAAAAATCTTGATAAACTTGTAGAAGAAGTAATAAAAACGTTAGATATGCAAGTAATAGAGGATTTAAAGACTAATGAAACATTTACTTGTATATTTAATGGAACAATAGGACAAGACCTTATAGATGAAGAATGGCAAGCAATAACAAGAGGATTAAGATTTACTGTTATATCTTTACATGAAGAAAATGAAATTAATACAGATAAGTGGCTAGATGCTCTGAGTGATTACACCAAAGACATTATTAAATTGCCTATTTATCTTAATAATTGGAAACAAAACTTTGAAGTACCTTCAATTTTATGGAGAGTGCAAAACCAGGAAAAAGAAAGAATAAGTAATAGTCTTATAAAAGAAAGTAAAACTCTTATATGCCATATTGCAAGTACCAATAAAAATGAGATTAATAAGTTATTAGAAGATATAGAAGATAAGCTTGTTACTGACTTAAAGATACCTTTAGATTTAGCTGATAGGCGTTATCTTACTATAGAAAGTATAGAAGAAGATAGAGAAGCAGATATGCTAAGTAAAGGACAACTAACAGTTAAGTTTTCTAGAAGAAAGATGATTGAAAGAAAAGAAATTCCTAAAATAAATAAAATTTATGGTTCAGGAATATTGAAGGAGTGATGAATTTGGCTGATAAAAAAGAAATTACAACAATTGATAAAACTGATGTTGTAGAAGAATCAACATATCCTATACAAACATTTATAGATAATGCTGAAGCACTTGGCTATAACAAAATTATAGTTACAGGTGCTTTATTTAATTGCAAAGAAAGAGAATTAAATAAAACTAAATTTATAAAGATAGTTAAAGAATTTTTAGGAAAGAAGGTTGAATAAATGGCAAAAGGTACATGGAGTGAAAAAGATAAACCTAAAATTCCAGGGTTTTATCACCGTATGCAAATAGTAGCAGAAGAATCAGCTAATAACATTCAAGGTGTTTTATCTATGCCAGTAAAAAGTGATTGGGGTCCAGTAAATAAAGTTGTTTCTGTTTCTCAAGAAAGACACTTAAAAAATGCTTTTGGTAACAATGCAAATTTTACAGCATATAAGCTAGGAAAATTAGCTTTATTAGGAAAACCGAAAGAATTATTACTTTATAGACTTGTTGATAGTGCTGCTAAACCAGGGGAATTAATTCTTAAAAATACTGAAAGTTCTCCAACTAATGTAATTAAGTTGCAAACAATATATCCAAGCTCAAGAGCATTTAATGTAACCATAAGAACAAACATAATTAATGAGTCTGCTAAAGATATTATTTTATATGAAAATACTACTCAATTAGTTGAAGTTAGTGATTTAACTGGAAGTATTGATGAAATAGTAGATAAAATAAACAAATCTGCTCTAAGCGATTATATTGTTGCTTCAAAAGTTGAAAATGCAACAGGAACATTAGCGGATATGGTAAATGATAAATTTACAGGTGGTAATGATGGTGCATCTAATATAACTAATACTGAATATTTAAAAGCAATGAAAGCATTTGAAAGTCATGGAATAGATGGGTTTACATTAGATGGTGTTACAGATGTAGGATTACACACAAGTGTTAAAACATGGATCAATGAATGCAAAAAAGAAGGACTTGATATATTAGCATTTTTAGCAAGTAATTCAGAAAGTTTAAGTCAGGCTAATTCAAAATCAAAAGAGTACAATGATTACTTAATGCACAATGTTTACTTAAAATCAACTACTTATGATGGAATTACTTACACAGCAGCAGAAGTAGCTGTATATGTTGCTGCTTTAGCACTAGGAAAGAATTTAAAAGAATCTGTCTGTAATGAAACTACCATATTTGATAGTGTAGAACCTCGTTTATCAAGAACTGAAATAGAAAGTGCATTAGAATCTGGAACTATAGTATTTGATGTAATAGATAATGAAGTAGTTATTGTAGATGATGTAAATACTTATAAAAACTATAAGAATGAAAAAGAGGAAGCATTAGGTAATATTAGAGCAATTAGATTTATCAATACAGTAAACAAGCAAACAGCAGGTGCTGGAAAGGACTATATAGGTAAAATTTCAAATGATGAAACAGGACATACAGTAACATTGTGTGGATTAAAAACATTCTTTGAAACTTATCAAAAATTGGGCATTATAGCTAAATTTAATATAGAAACAGATGAAGAATTACAAAAGAACGCTCAATCAGATGAATTCTTCTGGAAGTGGGATGCTGAATATATAAATGTCATAAAGAAGATTTTCAGTACAGGTAATTTAAAATAGAATAGAGAGGATGTGTTTTAATGTCTACAAAAAAAGAACTTGATTCAAGTAGAATTTGTTCAGGTACTTATGGAAGAGTTTTTAAAGATGGAAAGGAATATCCGCAAGTATCTGAATGTACTGCTGATGTAGAAAGAGATATGAAAGAGACTCCAACTGTGGGCAGTGATTGGATAGGATATAAGGGTGGACTTAAAAAAGGTTCAGGAACACTTAAAGGATGGAAGGTTACATCAGAAATGACTCAACAAGGATTTAATAGATTTGAGTTATTGACCGAATTAGATGATCCTGAAGCTTATGGAGCTGAAAGAATAAGATTAAAGAATTGTCAATTTACAAAGATAAATTTAGTAAACTTTAAACCTGGAGAAGTAATAGAAGAAGAGATGCCTTTTGTATTTAGTGGGTTTGATTTACTTGATCCAATAACTGCTGATTAAAATTAGCAGTTATTTTTATTTATTAGAATTTTAAAAGATGAAAGTGAGGAATTATTAATTATGAATACAGAAAATAATGTTTTAGAAATGCAAGAAGAGGATATAATTAAAAAATTATTAGGAGAAGTTGAGGTTCCTAAGGCTGTAGTAGTTATTGAAAGAATAGGAATACCAGTAGAGTTAAAAGGTCTTAATACTGTAGAAATTAAAAAAATAAGAGAAAAATGTACTTCAAAAAGAAAGATAAAAGGTGTTGCAGAAGAAAAGTTAAATGGAGAAGAATATGATGCTGCATTAATTATAGGTGCTACTACTAATTTTGATTGGAATAATCCTAAGTTATTAGAAAAGTATAGTTTGAGTGATGGAAAGCAATTTATATTAAGAAAATTATTAGCTGGAGAAAGGACAAATTTAGTTAATAAAGTATTAGATCTTAGTGGATATAATGATGAACTAAGTGATGCAGAAGACATAAAAAACTTATCAGGCGAGGAGGAATAATAACTCGCCTTTACAATATTTTCACTATGCATCATATAATGCCACATGTTTTTTATGGAATACCTAATAATAAAATTTCACAAAAATTAATGATGGTATTTAGTGACTATGAAGTACAAAAACAGAATAAAGAAATTGAAAAATCAAAGAGGGGGAACTAAATAAAAATAGTTCCCCCTTTATTTTTTATTCTTAAGGAGGTGAAAGCTTGGCCAAAAAGGAAGTTTACAGATTAGGAATAAATATAAAAGTTGATGGAGACAAACAGTCTAAAAAAGTCTTAACAGAAGTAGAAAAAAGCACTGAAAAAGTTAAGAAAAAAGTTAGAGATTTAGATAAGTTAACAGCAAGTCCTAGTGTAAAGCTTAGAGATACAGCATCAACAGCAATAGATAAAATAAAATCTAAGACAGAAAAGTTAAGTAATAAAACAGCAACAGCACGAATTAAAGCTAAAGATGAAGCGACATCTGTTATAAATAAAGCTCAAAGCAAATTAAATAGTTGGATAAAAACGGGTGCTAAAAAGGTAATATCTATAGGATTAGCAGGAACTGTAGCATTAGGTGGCTTAGGAATAGGTTCATCTATTAAAACTTTTAGTGAATTTGAACAGGGATTATCTAATGTAAAAGCAGTAACACAAGCAACAGATACCGAAATGAAGATTTTAAAAGACACAGCTAAAAGCTTAGGAGCTAGTACAGCATGGTCAGCAGTACAAGTAACTCAGGCAGAAGAACTTTTAGGACAGGCTGGTTTTAGTGTTAAGGAAACTACTTCTGCATTGCCAGGATTGTTAAGTTTAGCAAGTGCAGGAGGTTTGGATTTAGCAGCTGCAACAGATATTGAAAGTGGTACTTTGAGAGCTTTTAATATAGATGCATCACAGACATCACATGTAGCAGATGTATTAGCACTATCAGCAAGTGCTACAAACTCTGATGTTACTGATTTAGGAGAAACAATGAAATATGCAGCACCAGTTGCACAGGCTTTAGGAATAAGTTTTGAAGATACTGCGGCAGCAAGTGGATTATTATCTAATGCTAATATAAAGGGTAGCCAAGCAGGTACAATTTTAAGACAAACTATGGCAAGGCTTGCAAGTCCAACTAAAGAAGCTGCTAAAGTTATGAAAGCTTATGGAATTAATGCTTTTGATGCTCAAGGAAATATGAAACCATTAAACGGAGTCATAAATAATTTAAATTCATCATTAGGGAAACTTACAAGTCAAAAAAGAGCAGATATTATTTCAACTGTATTTGGTACTGAATCAATGTCAGGTGTGCTTGCATTAATGAATCAAGGTGGACAAAGTTTAGGCGATTTAAGTAAAAAGCTTACAGAAACAAAAGGCGCTGCTGATGAAATGGCAAAAACTAAATTAGATAATTTAGCAGGACAATGGACTATTCTTAAAAGTGCTGTAGAAGGAATGAAAATAGAACTTGGGGAAAAATTAGCACCTTATGCTAAACAATTCGTAACATGGTTTACTGCTAAAATACCTAATATTACAGATTCAGTTGTAAAATTTGTAGATACTATAAGTAATAATATAGGAACTATTAAAACAGCAGGAGGTGCTTTCTTAGGATTAACAGGAGCATTTGTTGGAATGTCTGCAATTAATAAAATAGGAACTACAGTAGGAACATTTGGAAAATTATTAGGTGGATTTAAAACAGCTGCAACCGCAGAGGCACTTGTGAAAACTACTGGTGCAATGCAAGGCTTAGGACTAGCATCTAAAATAATACCAGCTTTATTATCTCCAACAGGATTAGTTATAGCTGGAATAGGAATTGCCGGAGTAGTAGCAGCTAAACAATTAAGTAAAGAAGTTGTTCCAGCTGTGGATTTATTTGCAGATAAAATAGATTATTTAAAAGATTCTACAAATGTTTCAGGAATGAATGGAATGAGCCAAGAAATTACAAAAATATCTGATGCTACAAAAGAAGCTGTAGGTGCTTATATGGAAATGGACAATAGTGTACAAAGAACATTATTAAATATGAAATTCACATCTAAGACAGTATCAACAGATTTGGCGAATGATTTAAAAACTAAGTTTTCAACTATGGGTAGTACTATTACAAAAGAATTGGATAAGGATTTAAATAATAGTTTAAGTAAAATACAAATAATGTTTAATAATAATACTAAATTAACATCAGAAGAACAAGATAATATTATGACACAAATAGAAAATCATTATAGTAAACAAAAAACAACTACTCAAAATGCTATGAATGAAATAAATAGGATATTGAGTGAAGCAAGTTTACAAAATAGAACAACAACTGAGGAAGAAAATAGTACAATATCTCAACTTCAAGCTTCAATGAGAACTACAGCAATAACTTCTCTTTCTGAAACTGAAAAAGAAAGTGCAATTATTTTAGGAAGAATAAAAGACCAAACAGGAAGAATAACTGCTGAAACTGCTGCTGATATAGTTCAAAAGTTAAATGAACAAAGACAACAAACTGTAGATGCAGCTAATGCTGAATATGCTGCAAGAGTTAATATAGCAGAGCAGATAAGAGCAGAAGGTGGTCAAAAAGCAGAAGAAACAGCAAATAAAATGATTGATGAAGCAGCAAGACAACGTGATGAAACTATAGCTGCCGCAGATGCAACTAGAAGTCAAGGGATTGATATGTTAAAACAGGCTTATGGAGATTTAGAAACAAGTGTAGATATTAACACAGGTCAAATTTTAACTTTTTGGGGAAGGTTAAAGCAATGGTGGGATAATACTACATTTGGAACAAAGTTTGCTGAAATACAAACTAATGGTGTTGTTGGAATGGTAGGACAAAACCCAAATAACTCAAGTAGTAAAATTACAAAACCAGCAAGTGAAATAGAAACTGATTTAGTCGGTGCTCCTAATAGTTTATCAAGAGAAACTATTAGATGGGGAAAGCAAAATTATACTGGAACGAATAATGCAATGTCAGGTATTAACTCAGTAGGCGAGCGTGGCATGGAGCTAGTATTAGGAAGAAGTTTATATGACTTTAAAGGTGGAGAAAAAGTGCTTAATAATGGAGAAACTAAATCATTTTTAAGCAATTTAGGTCAAGCACCTATTTATAATCCACAAGTCCAAACTATTGGTGCTGGTGGAAATAATATTCAAGTTGATGTTCAAGTAAATAATAATGATACAGATGTTAATGGAATAGTTTGTGAGGTAACAAATGAAGTGGGAAGAAAGCTTAAAGAAGTCCTTACAAATATTAAAAAATAATGAAGCATATGTTATAATTTAGAATGAGGGGTGATAATAAATGAAAAAACATAAACTATTGATTTTTAGTTTAATATCTATATTAGGATTTTCTTTAGTAGGGTGTACAAATAATAATAAGGTAAATAAAAACACAGAAAAAGAAATCCATAGCATAATTGAAGTTGATAATACCAAAACAGATAATATAAAAAAAGAAGAAAATAATAAAGGCTATAAACTTAATGAAGTTGGAAAAAGCGGAAACTATCAATTAAAAACTTTAGGATATAACGAAGTAATAAAAATAAAAGGAACTAGTAAAAGTTTTATAACAGATAATAAATATGTTGTAGTAGATATAGAGATTGCTGCTAATGATGCTACTTTGGAATCAGGATATAGTGCAGATGATTTTCTATTAGTTGATAATAATAAAAAAACTTATAGTGCAGAAAGTACTATAACAAACCATTTAAATGTGAAGAACGAACATGATGATGATAGTTATATAGGAATATATAAACCGTTAAATCCAAATGTATTCAAAAAAACTCAGATAGTATTTGAAGTACCTAAAGATACCGAGCCTGAACTTATAAAGAATAAAAATTCTGGATCAAAAAGTTATGTTCAATTTAATTTAAAATAATGATAAGAAAATGAGAAAAAGTTGATAAAATACAAGTTGAAAATATAGTATAATAATTATAGAAATATTTTTAAAGCACTTACACTAGTTGTAGGTGCTTTTTATGTATTCAGAAATAGAAAAAAGAGAGGGATTTACATGGATATATATTTAATAGATGAAGCTAAAAATTATAAATTCCATTTTCCAGTTAACCCTTTAAATTCTTTATCGTTATCGAAAGAAAAAAGATACATTACAGCAGATATATTAGACTTTGGTGAAGTTGATATAAATCAAAAAGGAGAAAAAATAAGAGAAATAAGTTTTAATTCTTTATTTCCAAAAGAGTATGATGAATCTTATTGCAGAGAAATGTATTTAGATACACCTTTGAATAGTAAAAAGTTAATAGAAGGCTGGCAAGATATAGAACAACCATTAAGGTTAATAATAACGGATATAGATGTAAATGAATTAGTATCTATAAGTAAATTCACTTATGAATTTGTTGCTGGAGAATTAGAAGATATTTATTTTAATATAACTTTTAGAACTAGTAGAGAAATAAAGATAGAAACTATAACTAGTACTAGCTCAAATAGTTATAGTGGTGGCTTACAAGATAATAGACCTTCACAAGAATCAAAATTTAAAGACGGTGATAAAGCTAAAGTTACTGCAAGTGCATTAAACGTTAGAAGTGGTCCAGGAACTGAAAATGATATTATTGGTACATTATACAAAGGACAAATAGTAACGGCTTATAGAGTTGAAGGACAATGGCTACATACTTATTACGGTGACCATGGTGGTTATGTTCATATGGATTATATAGTAAAAGTTTAAAAAGTAGGTGATATTTATAGAATTAGTTTTAAAAAATAAATATAAAATACAATTACTTTCTGAAGAAGCTACTTTAAAAGAAAGTATAGATAGTATTGCATATACTTTAAATTTATCTTTAATAGAAACTGATGAATTAAAAAACATAGGACTAGTTAAAGGCGATAGTATTCAACTTTATGACTATATGTTTAATAGTAATGAATACAAAAAGATATTTGATGGTACTATTAGAGATATAAATGGTTCAAAGAAAAATAAAAAACTATCTATCATTTGCAGAGAAAGAACTGTCTCTATAGAAGAAAGTGAAGAAGAATATTTATGGAAGGATGGCCAAACAGCTACTCAAAGAGCCAAAACGATTTGTAATGATTGGGGCATACCAGTAGGAAACTTTAGTGAAACAAGCATAGGTTTATCAAAGGATTTAAGAAAAGAATCTTTATTTAGTACGATGAAAAAAGATTTAAAAGAAACAGCTCAAAAAGGTGGAAGTCTTTATAAGTTTAGAATGTCAGAAATCTTAGATTTAATTGAATTAGGGAGTAATAGTCTAGTATATAAGTTGGATAGTATTGTAGATGATATTCAAAATAAATCAAGTCTTAATGGAGCTGTAACACAAGTAAAAGTTTTAGGCAAAGAAGAAACGAAGAAAAGTACTAAAAAAAATAAGACTTCTGGCAGCAATGAAGAAAAAGAATTAATATTATCTCCTATATTGGGCGTTTTTAAAAAAGATACTGATAAATATGGAACAATTCAAAAACTAGCACAAGATGAAAAAATAGATGATTATTCTAAGGCTAAAAACAAAGCTGACACACTATTTAGTAGTGGTGAAGATAGTATATCAGTGCCTTGCATTAAAGATATAAACACCATAAGAGCAGGTGATAAAGTAAGTTTATATAATATTTTTTATTATGTTACAGATATAACTCATGAATTAGGTACAGGCGGTAAAATGGATTTAACATTAATGAGTTGGGAAGGAGTGAAAACTAAATTCTATGGAGAATAATATTTTTGAAGATATAAAAAGAGTAATGGATAATAACTTTAAAAGTGGTATTAATGAAGCTATGTTTTCTAATAGTCTAGTATTAGGTACAATAACCACTACGGGGCTTAAATTAGATGATTTTAAGCATGAAATAACTGATTATATGTTATTAGACTATCTAAAATTAAATGATAATTGTAATACTGAAAATACAACTTGTACATCATCACATTCTCATGAAATCAGAACTCCTGAAAACTTAAAATCAATAAAAGCAGGTAACAGAGTGTTAGTTGCTAGAATCGGAAATGAATGTATTGTAATAGGGAGAGTGATGTCTAATGCCTAATTTGTTTCCGACAGTTAATGAAGAAAGCATAAATTTAGAAGGAAATAAGCAACAAGAATTTAAAGGATCATATGCAATTAATTTTGAAACAGGAGAGTTTATTAAAAATTCAGATGGGACCATTAAAATATTAGATGAATTTGAAGCATATGTACAGTGGTGCCAACTAGCCATGATGACCATTAGATATAAATATATGGCTTATTCAAATAAATTTGGCAGAGATATTATAGGCTCAGATATTTCAGATAAGAATTTCATAGAATTAGAACTTAAAAGAATCACACAAGAAGCATTAATGGTACATCCATTAACTAAAAGTGTTGATTCTTTTTCATTTAAATGGAAAGGTAATGATCTTTATTACAATTATGAGATAACTACAATTAAGAATCAAAAGAAAATTCTTTCTAACAATCAGAAAGTGGGGTGATAAAATATGTATGAAATTGATATACCTGATTTTTTAAAAGAAAGTGCCGACGTTATTCACGAAAGAATGATAGACAATGCTCCACCAAATATAAACACTATAGAAGGAGATTTGTTTTGGGATAATACAAGACCAGCAGCGGCAGAAATAGCAAGAATAAAAAATATTTCACTTGTAAGTTTATTAAAATCAAGGTTTCCTCAAACTGCAATAAAAGAAAATTTGAACTATTGTGGTGAAGAGGATGGAGTTACAAGAAAAGATTCAGATTACGCTATACAAAAAATTAAGATAATAGGTACTCCTGGAACAAATATATATAAAGACAGGATAGTTTGTACTATTGCAACTGAAGAAAGAAAATCTATAGAATTTTTAATATTAGAAGATGTAAATATACAGGGAAATGGAGAAATTACGGTAAATGCAAAATGTACTGAACCTGGAAGTATTGGCAATGTGAGTATTGGAGAAATAAATATATTAGCTAAATCTATTAGTGGTGTAACTAGTATTTCCAATATAGAAATAGTTAAGTATGGAGTTAATATAGAAGATGATAATAGCTATAGAGAAAGAATACTACAGAAAGCTAGAACACCAGCTACATCTGGAAATAAGTATCATTATTTAAATTGGGCAATGGAAGTCACAGGAGTAGGGGCAGCTAAAATTTTTTCTAGTGCAGGAGTAGTTAAAGTTGTAATAGTAGATTCTAATAAGCATGCAGCAACAAAACAACTTATAGAAGATGTTTATGAACATATAGAAGAAGTTAGACCGATATTAGCTGGATCATTAACAATTGTTAGTGCTGCTGAAAAGAAATTAAATATAACAGCAAAAGTAAAAACTTTACAAGGATTAAATTTAGGAGAAATTCAACAAGAATTTATTGAATTATTAAAGGAATATTTAAAAAGTATAAGTTTTAAAACAGAATATATAAGCATAGCTAAAATAGGAAATTTATTATTAAACGTTTATGGGGTATTAGATTATGCAGATTTAAATATTGACAATTTAGCTTCTAATATAAGTCTAAAAGATGAAGAAATAGCTGTTTTAGGTAATGTTGAGTTAGGGGTGATGTAGTTGGATGTTACAAAATTTAATGAAAAATTTAATAGAGTTGATGGAAAGATTTATGTTGTAGAGGAAGTAGTTACGCCAGTAGGTGGCTTGTACGAAGCAGAATTGACACACGATAATATTAATAACTTAAATGTCTACACAGGCTCCAAGTTAACAGGAACTAAGATTACTACTTACAGTACATCTACACCAAGCTTAACTCCATGGAAAACTGTAATTAAGATATTTTCTACAGAACCCCAATTATATATTTCTTACGAAACTACAGGCGACCAAGTAGAAGCAGAAGATATAAACAACTTACAGGATGCAATTAATCTGACACAAGAAGAATTAAACAAGGAAAATAATAGAGCTACCAGTAGAGAAAACAATATAGAGAAGGATCTTAATAGTGAGATAACAAGAGCTAAAAATGCTGAATCTACAGAAAATACTAGAGCAATTAATAGAGAGAATTTAATAGAAAAAAATCTAGATTTAGAGGTTGAAAGAGCAAAAGCAAGTGAGAAAGTATTAACAGATAATTTAAATACTGAAATTAATCGTGCTAAAGGTTCTGAAAAAACTATATCTGATAATTTATCAAGTGAAGTTAATAGAGCTAAAGTTAAAGAAAACAGCATAGAAAGTAATTTTAATAATTACAAAACTTCTAATGACAGTGAAATACAAGGTTTAAAAGCTAAAGATATAGATTTAGAAAATAAAAAAGCTAATTTAGATTATGTAAATTTAGAGTTAAATAAAAGATATACTAAAGACCAGACCTTTACTAGGGA